TCCTTAGATACCTCTGGTGAGAATGTAAAGTCTACTGTTAGTTTGTTTACATCTTCGTTGCTTGTGTTTGTTATTTCGTATATCTCACTCATTGTTTAAACACCTCCTCTGTTATTTCATCTAAAAGATATAATGCTTTATTTGTTTCAACAACAGAGCTTATATTCTTTTTGATTATGTTAGTGAGTTGTTCTAATGTCTCTTCTAAGTCCTCAGTGTCGGCTTTTTTCCATATAACAACTGTGCCACTTAATTGATACTCAGCTATCTTTGATTCATCTGCTAGTTCTTCTTTAGAATATGTGTTTGTATATCCCCAGTTAGTATGCCCCCAAGTTTTTCTACAATACTCATCTAAATATTCTGTTGCGTCTCTACTCATTGTTTAAACACTCTCCTTGTCTATCACTACTAATCTTTTAGCAGTAGTCTTGCCATCTAAGAATGCTTTCATGTGTATCTGAGATTCACTATATGTATATCCATTCTGAATACACTGCCACAACTGTTCTATGGTATGGATTCTCTCTTTGTATCTTGGTGAGTTCTCTACGATAGCGTACAAAGGCACTGTATAAAAATGTTCTACATCCCAGTATTCATCTAAGTCTGTTAGAACTGTAGCTATTAAGTCCTTAACTTCATTGTCTTTAAATTTATTACTGTTGATAACATAGTCGTTGTGATAACCAATTAACTCTTCATCAGTTCCATACTTTGTATAACCATTAGTATCTTTTAATTTATATAATTTAATTTCTTCCATTGTTTCCTCCTTGTTTAAACAGTGAGAGAGGTGGGGCTGTACACCTCTCACCACTGTGATTCTTATTTGTTTTCTTGATATGTATTTCTTGTTAGTACACCTGAGTTAGTAATACCCCAGTAACCTATCAAGGTATCAGTCGTACCATCTTGGTAATAGAATGTAGTTACCCATTGTTTTCTTCTCTTGTCCTCTGGGTTCTTAACTTTCTCTCTTGATATACCATTACTGCGATAGCCTTGACCTACTCCTACTTGTAGTTCTGCTAGTCGTATGCCTTGCCACTGCTCACCTAACCAGAGTTGGTCTAGTCCTAGCATAAGCCCCTCTAAGACTCCCTCTGCTCTCTCGTTCTCCCAGTCTGGTTCAAAGTTACCATCTTCATCTACATCATAGTTAGCATGTTCGTCCAGAATATCTTGACTTGTAGATTTAGTAATCTTTACAGTCTTGTTTAAACTACCATCCCAATAGTATCTACCAGTCTCACATTTAGTTTTGTCTAGTAAATTAGGGAAGTGGTCCATAACTTCTGGATGTTTACCATCAAGCCAGTTACCTGAGTATCTATTTATTAGTGCAGTCTCTTCATCTGCAATTAACAGCATGTTTAAACACTGCTCTGCAAATTTAATAACCTGCTCTCTATTATTAAAATAGATACTAAAGTTACTTGACTCCCTATTTTCTCTATTGCTTCTCTCATGACCTGCATATCCATTCACTGCTATGCCATCATCATGTCGTTGAGTCGTAACATATAGGCTTTGTTTAAACGAAGAGTCTCTGTAACCATAGATACCATTGATATCCATGTCCAGATAATCTATATCTTTATCTAGTGTCACCTCTCTCTTCGGTTTGTACTGCTCCTTGTTACTACTCCAAGGCTCATTGCCATTTACTGATACTGCTTTAACATCTTTATTAAATTTCATTGCGTCTGCAATATCCATAGCTTGTCCTTTAGTAATTGTTTCTTTAATCTCACTCATCTTATTCTTCCTCCTTTATAGAAGACTCACCTAGAGACTTCTCATATCCCATTTCTTTGAGCTTGTTTAAACAGTGGTCTGTGTACTCACCATCTTGTGTTATCCAACCATAGTCCATTGTGTCCTGTACTAGGTTCGCAACATCTTGGTTCGTATCAAGATACTCTCTGTATTTTTTCTTGTCTGCATTCCTTATTAATGTCCTCATAAACATAAAGACTTGTTCATAGTTAAGGTGTGCTTCTTTAAACAACCCATCCATTATCTTTAAATAATTGTCAACATTATGTTTACCATGGTCCATCAAAGACTGATTAACATAACCTTGATATTCTTTTATCTGATTCTGTGCCATGTTTAAACAGTCTCCTTACTGTTCTCTATTGTTTCTTTTCCAAAGTCTGTGACCTTGCCATCTTTAGTTAATAGTTCTACTTCTATTAACCTACTGGCATAGCGTCCATAACTTCCTTGTAGTGTCCATGCTTGTCCACTCTTTATTAGTTTGCTGAATAGATTTAAGATACCCTCAGTATCTAATTCACCTGATTCATATAGTATTATTTGTGTTACTAGGTCCATGTTTAAACACTCTCCCTATTCTTTACATTATCTTTGAGTACAATAAAATCACACTCAATATTTTTGTACATCTTTTCCCATGCACCTTGTAATAAGTTCTTTTCTAAATTATCTACCTCACTTGCAGGTAATAATTTACTAGCCCTATCTAGTATCTCTACTATCTCTTTAATTGTTTTCTCCATTTGTTTCTCCTTTATTTGTTTGCCTTATGTTTCAAGAGTCTGGAGAGATGAGTTAGGTCTGCGTTTAGTTGTTTAACTCTTAGCTCCTAAGTATCTCACTCAGTAAGCAACCTTAATCTCTCCATCCTCTTCACATAAAGGAGTAAATAATCTGTTCAATTATCTACTGATACCAAGTTACTATATCCCAGATATATGCAACATCTATTTACATATCTAATTAATTTAGTTCTTGACATGTCACCCCCTGTTTAAACATGTATGTATATTTTTTTTAGGATTGTATTAAATTTCTAAAACTCTTCCCCTATTAGTAATAGTGTGACAAGAAAGGAGACAACCAATGAGACCAGTCATAAGACAACAACTTAAAAAAAATAATTGGGGTTCTATGAGTTCTCTTGATACAACTGAAAAGTTAAATCAAGTAAACAAATTATATCCTAATCATAAATTTCAAATACATGTTAGTTGTGGTGCGTTCACCTTAACTTCATTTGTGTGTGTTGATTGTAATTTTTGGTGTGATGAAAGAGTCATTACATTTCACCCACCAATTTCTAACTGCAATTAATTCTGTTTACCTCTGTGTTTAAACATGGAGGTAAATAACATACTATATATTGTATGTCCTAAATGGCTCTGTGTGAAGAGTTATTGACAACTATGGGTGACAGTTCCAGAAGAGGTATGCGTCTCTCTAATCGTCTCTATCGTGGGCTTAGATACAAACAGAAAACCCCTGATTTCTCAGGGGCTCTGCACATAAGGGGGATTATGTTATTTGTTCTTAAATGATTTCCTCTGCTCGTTTAAACAAGGTTGGAATGTTGGGATAAAATATTCGCTCATATACTTCCCCCATTCTTTATCTTTCCAATCTTCAAACAATAATTCCCATGGTCCATAAGTCATGTGTCTTCCTACTTGCTCAAGTACTTGTTTAAACGAATACTCATAATACATTTGGCGACCATCCACTTGGATGTTCCATTGTTTAAACATGTCCTCTTTTGTTCCCTCTAATCTTTTACCATTAGAGAAGTCTAGGATTTGGTCAGTCTTTTTATTTAGTAGGAATGCGTGACCTCCCCACCATTCACTTGCCATCTCTCTAACTGCATGGACCAACACCCAGTCTTCAGCTCCTTGACCTTGAGTTTTTCTATTGTGCATATCTACAAACTCATTTAGATTTGCGTAATAGCAGTTTGAATAATCTATTCCTCTTTCTTTGTTTTTTAATTCTTCCATTTGTTTATTTCCTCTCTGTGTTTAAACATGGGGGTATTTCTACCCCCAGTTTATTTTATTGATAACTTCCTGAAACTATTTCTGTTTCTATTCCTGCTTGACCTTGACACACTGGACAACTCAAGTCTCTACCTGCTTTTAGTGTTAGCAGAATCGTTGCACTGCTCATATAAAAGATTGTGCCATGACCTTTCTTCAGTGCTTGTTTAGATGTGCCCACACATTCTGTATCTAGACAGGCACACTTGATTTGTCTTGTGCTTTGCTTTTTACCTGTATGGATATAGGCAGTGTATGGGTACAGTCCTGCTTTCTTTAACCATGGTGAGATTACTTCTATAAACTCAGCACTCACCTGAGTGGCTGTTGGTATTCCTGCTTGTTTAAACACTGAATAGACTCCATCACAGAAGTCACCAGTGTGACCAACATCCTCAGAAAGTACAGCATGAGTAACCTCATGAGCTGTAACCATGAGTACTTGAATTGTTTCCTCAAGCTCTCTTGATATTTCTACCTTTCTAGTTTCTGAGTTGGCACTAGCACCTTTCCAGTAACATCTACCTAATACTTGAAGAGTGTCCTTGTTGGACCTACCTCTAGTATCTCCGATATGTATTTTGATTCCTGATTTACCTAGAGCTCCAGAATCTCCAATATTCTTTTTAGCTAATTCTTTTATACAGAATTTAGCGAAAGAATTTAAATATTCTTCGGCAGTATTCTTTTTACTCACAGGCAACTTGCTTATCCACTCAGGATAATTCACAGGTTTAACTGGCTTGTATTCTGATTTAGTAGGCATATTATTTCTCCTTTGTTTGTTGTAACCAGTATACGACAACCATGGTTTAAACAAGGTATTTCTTTAAGATATTTTTCCCACTGTTTAAACACGCATACCCCTCTTCGTAACAGTTTAAATTTAGTACATCCTATGTACATACCTAGGCACACCTAGGATATATGTATTCATGTAGATACAGATTATATAATATTGATACATGGGTACACCAGTAATCATATAGACATTAAGATGGGGGGGTTTAACCTTGCTCCCCTAACTACTATGTATGTAACCTGAAAAGATATTCTGTTAAATAGGTACTATATGTTGTGGTACTAGATATAGTAGGGTACTTAATACCACTATATATAGTAGGTCTATATATAGTATTTATACTTGAGTGGTTCTAACCCTGTGTCACTCCCTCCCAAAAACCAGAATGAACTCTTTAGTGAACATTTAAATATGTGAAGTAATAGGCTATTACCCTAGTTACCATGGTCCTGCTAATCCACTTTATTTGACTTATATGGTCCAGATTCCTTTTCTAAAAGCAGGAAGAAACCTTTGCTTGTGTCTCTACTATAACAGGTTTTGTTTTTAGTGGTAGTATTTATTATGGGGTTTTTGTTTAGTAAGAGTTTCCTCCTTTCGCTTACGAATAATCACAGAAACCCCATACTTTTGTTTGCATAACTTTATTACCTGTTATACTAATTACATCAAGAAAAGGCATAATGGATTCTTATTCATAGTCTTCCTTTCTTTGTTTGTGTAGTACGCCCTCCTGCGAAGGAGGGTTTGCTATAATAAAAAGTATTATGACATTCCCAGAGATAGCCCAAGGCAAAGCACAATCTATATTTACTGAAGACTGTGACGAATGTCTGCACCCTTACTGGACTGATGAGTTAGTAGATGGTGTATGTGAGAGATGTAGAGATAGTTAATAAAAAAATTTTTTTTTACATACTAAATTTTGGGGGGCAATATACTGTACTAATCTAAGAAAGTCTTAGATTGGTTATATGAGGATATGACCAGTATGTAAAATAAATATCTACATACAAAATTAGAAATAGAAAGATAGCTGAAAATCTTAGACAATTGTATGATGGTTGTTGTGGTTTAAGTTTATTTCTTTTTTCTTTCATAACAGTACTGGACATACTGTACGAACAGAACTCCACTCAGGTGGAGTTTTGTGCTATTATAAGATTTAATAACAACAGGAGATAAAAATGCCAATGAGCAAAAAGGGTAAGAAAAAAAGATACCCAAGTAAAAGAATAAGCAAGAGATAAACTATGGCTACATACCAAGGTAAGTCTGTAACTTTAAATTCACCTAGTCCAATTAAAAAAGGTGAACCAGGTTATGGTCGTAAAAAATCTAAGGTTTATGTTAAAGATGGCGACAAAATCAAAAAGGTTATGTTCGGTGACCCTAACATGAAAATTAGAAAAGGTAATGCTGCTGCAAGAAAATCATTTCGTGCTAGACACAAATGTGATTCTGCAACAGATAAAACCACGCCTAGGTATTGGTCGTGTAAAGCATGGTAAGGAGATAGCATGGCTAAAAAAGGTCTGTATCATAATATAAATAAAAGGAAAAAAGCAGGAACAAGTAGGTCAAAAAAGAACTCTACTATTTCCCCTAAAGCGTATGCAAATATGAAAGCAGGATTTCCTAAAAAGAAAAAACGCAAAAAATAATAATTGAAAGTGCCATGTCCTGCTTGTCAGGAAGAGTTAGTGGTGGATAACATGAAATTAAAATGTACAAATAAAAAGTGTCAACATTATGGCAAATAAAAAATTATGTTATGCAGCAGGTTGTTTAAGACCTTTACCACCTAAATCAAGTAAATATTGTAGTACTAGGTGTCGTAATAGAATATCTCAACAAAAGAAAAGAGCTAAAGCTAAAGGCATAGAGTGGACACAAGAAGACGATAAGTTAAACATACCTAGTCAAAAAACTGTACAACAAAGAAGAGGTAAAGTATATACAGACTTAGTTGAATCAGACTTAGGTATGCAGATACTACAAAAAAAATTAACAATGTCTGAAGTTGCAAAGATACTAGACACATCAGTCGCATCAGTATCTATGGCATACAATGCTTTTGTAGAAGATACAGAAACAAAAGAATTACAAAAAACTTGGGAAGTACCACAGGTTGCAAAAAAAACATTAGAAGATTTTAAAGATTTTAGAGATAGGTATTTTGAAACAGAACAAGGTGTACCTTTTGAAACACCAGAGTTTCACATTAAGTGGATAGAGTCTATATTGACTGCTATAGAAAATGGTGAACAGCACATGATATTGTCACCACCTAGACATGGCAAAACAGAATTATTAATACACTTTACTGTGTGGCTTATATGCAACAATCCAAACATAAGAATATTGTGGGTTGGTGGTAACGAAGATATATCTAAAAACTCTGTGTCTTCTGTAATGGACCAGTTAGAAAATAATGAATTGTTAATAGAAGAGATATGTGGACCAGGTTCAAAATTTAAACCACAGAACAGAAGTGGTAAGGCTTGGTCATCTACTGAGTTTACTGTAGGTACTAGAACAGTTACAGGTATTAAGTCACCTACTATGGTAGGCATTGGTCGTGGTGGTAAGATTTTATCAAGAGACTGCGATATTATTATTGCTGATGACATTGAGGACCACAGCTCTACTATGCAACCTGCATCAAGAGAGAACACAAGAAACTGGTGGACTACAACATTGTCAAGTCGTAA